GAAGGTCAGTTTACAAAAGACGGACAATCTACAAACGTCAGGTACATAAAATCTGCAACTGTTTATGAAGTATCTCCAGTTCTTGTTGGTGCGAATCAATTAACTCATACGCTATCAGTCAAAGAACAAAAAGAACAAGATGTAAAAAATGTTGAATCAGGTCTTAGATTCACAGATGAAGCCAAGAGTGTGCTTAACACAATCGACAGTTTCATTGATAGAGCAAAAGAACTTACTTCTTTACGCTTAGAAAAAGGCAAAATGTTATCAAAGTCTGCTCAAGATTCACTTATGCAGATTCAAGACCGAATCCAAGAAGTCTATAACGATTTAGACTCAATTCTTGGACTTGGTGCAGAACAAGAAGAAGCAAAGCAACCTTCTGATGAATTAGACAAACTTTGGTTAACAACTCAAGAAGTCTTGGCACAAAGTCAAGGCATAACTATTGAAGGAGAAAACGAATGAGTAAATTAACAGAACTCAATCAGGAACTCCACGCATTAAGAGAAACACAGTTTGGTGCTATCAAAGAAATGAAGGACACTTTTGAAGGTGGCTCAGAAATTTCTGTTGAGAAAAAACAAGCTATCGAAGATAGAAATATCGAGATTGAAAAACTTAATGAAAAAGTAAACGAGTTAAACGCTCTTGAAGTTCAAGAAGCAAGACTTGAGGACGCATTAGAAAAAGGCAAAGAAGTTAAATCAATGCCAATCCACAATGACGAGCCAAAAGAAGTAAGAAAATCTCTTGGTGGTCAATTTATGGAATCTAATGCTTACAAAAGTTTTATGGAAAATGGACAAAAGAACATTAACTCCGAACTTAAGTGGAATCCACAAGTAGAATTAAAAACTACTTTAACAGAATCAGGTTACCCACCTGCTGTTACAAGGTCAGACTTAGTAGTACCTACTGCTACACTTGACCCATTACAAATACCTGACCTTATTGATACAATCACAACTGACAACTATCAATACAAGTATTTGGAAGAAACAACATTCACTAACAATGCTACTGCAACTGCCGAAGGCTCAGCTTTAGGCGAGAACGCATTAGCTTTTACAGAAAGAACAGAGAACATCAGAAAAATTGGTGCTTTCCTTCCTGTAACAGAAGAATTGTTAGCTGACGTTTCAGCAGTACAAGGTTATCTTGATTCAAGATTACAAACAATGGTAAGACTTGCAGTCTCCGACCAAATGATTGGTGGGTCAGGCTCAGGTGCTAACCTAACTGGTATCTTGAACAAATCAGGAATCAATACTTTTGATTTCTCAAGTTTCTCAGGAAACCTAAAAAGAATTGGTCAAGTTTATGAAGCAATTACTGAAATTCAGAAGGATAGCTTCTTAACACCTGACGCAATTATTATGCACCCTTCCGACTGGTATCAACTAGTTACCGAAGTCAATGCAGTTACAACAAGTGGTAGCTTAAACCCTCTATTTGTTGGTGCAGGACAATTCGGTGGTGGCGTTGCACCTACCCTTTGGGGACTTCCTGTTGTATTATCAACAGAAGCAGGTGCAGGTACAGTTATTGTTGGTGTGTTCGGTGGTGGACAAGCAATTCACGTTGTCGCAAGACAAGGTATGGAAGTTGCTATGTCTGACTCACATGATGAGAACTTCGTAAAAGACATTGTCGTTATGAAGGCAACAGTCAGAATGGGTATGCCTATTTATAGAGCAACTGCATTCTGTTCAATAACAAACTTCTAAGAAATTAGATAAAATGGCTTTGATGTCCCATTCCTCTTACGAGAGTGGGACATTAAGCAAAAAGGAAATTATGATATTAAAAAAAGATATTTGGTGTAACGAAAAAGGCGAATGTGCCGAATCAAATGACGGACTTCCTAAAGGTTGGAACAAAGGTAAACTAATGGGTCGTGCAGGTCAAGAGATGAATGACGCAGATTATAAAGCTCTTAAGTTTGTTACCACAAAAGCAAAAGCACCTAAAGAAAATAAAGCTAAGTAGGTCTTAAATGGCTCATACACAGTATGTGGACAAAGATGACTTCAAAGCATACATTGGTCTCTCAGGTACAGGTCAAGATAGCAACATAGATACTGCTATTGATTCTGCGTGCAGATTAATAGACAATATTTGTGGTCGTAAATTTAGCCAAGATGATTCTGCTAATGCAAAAGTCTTTACTCCTAAATCAAGTATCTATCTTGAGACACCTGATATTTCAACTACAACTGGTCTCATAGTTAAACTTGATGATAATGATGACGGCACTTATGAAACTACACTCTCTATAAATACAGATTTTATTGTTGAGCCAACTAATCCACGCATATTACACATAACTGGTGGCACAACTTACTACGAGCCTTACAACCAAATTACAATTCTTGATACAAGAAGCTCAGAGAGATTCGACCCAAGTATCAAAAACAATGTGCAGGTAACTGCTAAGTGGGGTTACTCAACAGTTCCCGAAGATATAAAGACTGCAACATTGATTCAAGCTCTTAGATACTTTAAGAGAAAAGATACTCCATTCAATACCTATGGAGATATAAATACAGGCGTTAGTGAACTCTTTTCTCGTCTTGACCCTGATGTCCAAACCATACTTAAAGGACACAAAAAAGTCACTCTAAGTGGCACAATTCTATAATTATTTTTAAATAATTTACAAAAGCCTATAAACATTGAGCTTTTTTTTATGGATTTCTTGTTAAATATTTGCATTATAATCAAAGATTATATAATATATTCTTATGAATGAATTAATAAATACTTTAGAAAAAGCAAAAGCACAAGGTCGTAATGTTATTCTTAGTTGGGAAGAAGATGGCGTAGAAACAGTTTGTATTCAAGAAGAATATGCAGAATATTATTTAGACGGAATGCTTACTTTTAAAGAAGAATCAGAATGTGGTAATCACACAGGACAACAAGCTACACACCCTGATGTTGTATTAAAAGCAGACAAAGAAGTTTTTACTTTTAACCTTTGCCAAGATTGTTTGGAGAAATTCTAATGCCAAACTTTAACAATAATGGTAAATTTGATGTTAATAAATGGATTACTTTTATGAATGAAGCAATCGAAAACATTGATGAAACTGTACCTACAAAAAATTTAAGAGACTCATTACTTTGGAAAAATAACTTAGCATATAGAGTTTCTACTTTTGACAATGGTTGGCAACCTAATCACTCTTTATATGATTTAGAATTTATAAAACAAGATAAAGTTTTAGTTAAATGTGAGCCTGAAAAAGAACTTAGAATAATTGCAAAAGATTCTAAAAATAAACAATCTCACTTCTTACTTAAAAAATTTACTAAGTTTGCAATTTATTATCCTAAAACAAACCAAATAAGAGAAATAGATATGTCTGAATATGCAGACTTGGGATTAAAAAAATATATTATTAAATAATTTGTTAGTATGTCTTTATGGCAACAAATAGAGATTTTACATTTTCAGGATTTACGTCACTAAAAAGGAAATTACAAAATGGTAATTTTACCTTAATACCTTTGCGTCATCTTATGAATGAACACGCTGAAGCAATTACAGAAAACGCAAAAAAAGTTGTACCTGTTGATACTGGAACTCTTAGAGATTCTATTGATTTTAAACAAGTAGCTATGGTCGGAAGGTTGCCACAAAAAATTAAGATTGAAGCAACTGCACCACATTCTAAATTTGTACACGGTAAATTTAAAAGATTGCCTAATGGTTACAAGTTACCACCAAAGAAGAACAGAAAAAATTGGGGTGGTAAAAACTGGAGAACTGACCCACACTACCCACCAGTACAACCAATAGAAGATTGGGCAACAAGTAAAGGATTGAACACATATAGTGTGGTAAACTCTATTAGCGAGAGAGGAACACCCTTAGTTCCATTCTTACTTCTAGCTGAAAAAAATACTAGAAAAGCAAGAAAAAAACTTACTAAAAAAGCACAAAAGCAAATAGCATTGAGTTGGAAATTAAAAAAGTAAGGCTAAGATAAGGAGAGATATGTCAAAATATGGAACTGGTGGCAACAAGCCGTCAAGAACAAGACGTAACAGAAGAAGGACAGGTAAAAAGTAAATGGCTTTTATACACGGTAAAGATACCAAAGTTTTTATGGACTCAACAGATTTGAGTTCTTATTTAAGTTCTGCTGACCCAAGTAGAACAGTTGATG